CGTCATCGTCGCCGGCGACGGCCGCAAGCACCGCGTGGCCAAGGCCGCGCTCGCGAAGGAGAAGTAACCATGCGATGGCTCCGGCGCAACATGGCGAAGGATCTCCGGCGGCGAATCCAGCAGGCCGTCACCGGCGCGGCGCCCCCGGCGGATCTCTCCTACGCGCAGCGCCGGACGCTTCTGCAGGACGCGGTCAAAGAGCGATTCTCTAGTGTGACGCCAGATGGAGGCCTAGCGCCCGACGGGCACGGCATGGGCCCCTGGATTGCCGACGTCTTCGACGATCGCGTGATCGTGGAGGACGGCAAGGGCGGCTATTTCGAGATCGGCTACACCATCGCGGATGACAAGGCCGCGCTCGGCGCGGACATGACAGCGGTGGAGCGCAAGGTGGACATCACCTATCCCGCGGTGCAGGAGTCCGGCCGTCTGCTCCAGGCGGTGGAAGGCAAGGAGGGGTGGGCGTGGGACGTGGTGCTGATCAAGGCCGGGACGTCCAAGACCAACGACCACTTCCCGGTCGCCACGCTCGCCGCCGCGGTGTCGGTGTTCGAAGGCGCGCGCGCCTTCGCGCTCGATCAGGGCCAGCACGTCAAGAACTCGCTCGACAAGGCGGTCAAGGACATCGTCGGCTGGTATAGCGACGTGAAGATGGTGGGCGACGAGATGCGCGCACGCCTGAATCTCCTCAAGACCGCGGTCTGGCTGCGCGACATGCTGGTGGACTCGTTCGCCAAGGGCAAGACCGACCTGTTGGGCCTCTCGATCGACGCGGGAGGCGACGCCTACAAGACGAAGATGGGCGGGCAGGACGTGCGGTACTGGACCGCGATCAAGGAAACCAGTGGAGTGGACGTGGTGTGGGATCCGGCGGCCGGCGGCGCGTTCGTCAAAGTGCTCGCCGCCAGCGCAGAGCAACGATCTAGCGTCACGCTAGACCATCTATCAACCAAGGAGGACGCAATGAAAGAGAAGCTGCTCAAAATTCTACAGGCCCGCCGGCCGGATCTCTACAAGACGATCGATCCGGCCACCATCACCGACGAGGCGCTCGAAGCCCTCGTGCAACAGGCCATTCCGACCGAACCGGCGCCGGCTGCGGCGATCCCGAGTCCGCCCGCGTTGCCCGGCGCGGGCGCTCCCGCCGCAGCCGGCGCTCAGGCCGTTGCCGTCGAGCAACGGATCCTCCAGGCGGACAGCCGCTCGCGCCTGCGCGATGCTCTGGCGGAGTCCAAGCTCCCCGATCTGGTTCAGGCGCGGATCAAAAAGCGCTTCGACGGCCAGGTCGTCGAGGATGCCGCGATCCAGCAGGCCATCAAGGACGAGCGCGACTACCTGGGCGAGCTCACCACGGCGCTGGGCGATGAGTCCGGCACGGTGCGCGGGTTCGGCGAGACGCGCATCGCGGTCGAAGGCGAATCGACCCGCCTCCAGATGGCGATGCACAAGCTGTTCAAGGTGCCGGGGGATGACGTCAACACCTCCGACATCGCCCCGTTCGAGGGCCTGCGCCAGGCGTATGAGCGCATCACCGGCGACAAAGGCGTCTCCGGGCGCCTGCCGGCGCAGCGCATCCAGCAGGCCGTCACCTCGGCCACGTTCGCGAACCTCCTGGCGAACACGCTCTATCGCCGGCTGATCGCGGACTACCGCGAACAGGACTACGGCGAGCGCAACATCATCACCGTGGGCTCGGCGCCGGACTTCCGCACCCGGGAAGCCATCCGCATCGGGTATTTCGGCGACATCGCCACGGTGGATCCGGAGACCGGCGACTATCAGGAGATCGCCGCGCCCGGGGACGAGAAGGTCAGCTACGCGGTCACGCAGCGCGGCAACCTGCTCACCATCACCCGCAAGACCATCATCAACGACGATCTGCGGGGCGTGACCAGGCTGGTCGGCCGCCTGGGCCGCGCCGCGCGGCGCACCTTCGCGCGGTTCGTGTGGAACTTCGCCATCAGCAACAGCACGTATGACGCGGACGCCACCGCGTGGTTCCATGCCAACCACACCAACCTGGGCTCCACCGCGCTGGCCGCGGCGGAGATCGAGGTGGTCATCACCGCCTTGGCGAACATGACCGAGCCCAACTCCGGCGAGAAGCTGGGGCTGCCCGGCAGCGCCAACGTGGCGGGCATGAGGCTGTGGCTGGTGGTGCCGCGGGCTCTGCTCGGGACCGCCAAGAAGGAGAACGAGCGCGAGTACCTGGATGCGAACTTCACCCCCAACCCGGTGCGGCATGTCTTCGGCATGAACTCCGAGCGGATCATCGTGCTCGATCTGCTCACCGACGTGACCGACTGGTACGTGTTCCGGGACGCCTCGGACATCGAGTCCATCGGCATCGACTTTCTGGGCGGCCAGGAGGAGCCGGAATTCTTCCTGGCGGACCAGCCCACGGTCGGCCAGATGTTCGTGGCCGACAAGCTCCAGTACAAGATCCGCCACGAGTACGGCGGCGACATCCTCGACTACCGCGGGGCATACAAGGAGGTGGTGGCCGGGTAAGCCTGACGGAGGTCTTCATCGGGGGGAGGGGAAACCTTCCCCCCGACTGACCCCGTGTTCTTGATCCATTTCGCTGACCCTTTACCAGGAGGATACGATGAGTGAACGAACGATGAATCGGTTCCGCGGCGGCTTGATCGCCCTGTGCCTCGTCATACTGACCGCGGCCATGGCCTTGCCGTTCGCCTTGCAGGCCGCCACCAGCAACCCCAGCCCGGCCTCGCCGGGCTACTACGTCGTCTCGCTGCACTTCGACACCCAGCTCACCGCCACCCAGGCAGACAAGGCCTCGTTCAAAATCCCCTGGCCCTCGCAATTGGTGGCCATGAAGTGCACCGGACGCGCCCTGGGTGGGACCGGCTCGCCGACCTACACGTGGACGTTGCAGGAAGCGGCCGGCACGCTGGCCACCTGCGCGCCCACCGCGGCGGGCACTGAAGTGGAAGGCACCATCTCGGACGCCGCCGTGGCGGACGAAGCCGTGGTCACACTGGACTATGCGGCCACCGGCACCTCGCCCACGCAGGACGATGCGACGGTGATCTTGATCTTCAAGCGGCTCTAGCGCGACGACCGCGGGGTGGCGCAACGCAGCGCATCGGGGACATCCCCCGAAGGTTGCCGGTTCGAATCCGGCCCCCGCAACGCGCCGCGAACAGGAGGGGTTATGGAGGATCTTGGGCGAGTCGTCGAATTCAAGTTCTCGATCGGGCAGTCCGTGCATCACGATCTCCGGGACATCACGGGATACGTGATCGGGCTCTTCGTCAATCGAGGTGGGCTCACCATGATCGAGGTGGAATGGAAAGAGCAAGATGGAGGATTTAAGTCCTGTTATTTTTGGCCGTCGGAGTTGAATGCCGTATGAGCACGATCGCGGATATGAGACTCAAGCAGGACGGCCTGCTCCAGGACGACGACGGGATCCTCGCGCTCGAGGAGAAAGACGTCTTCATCCGCCACGCCGTCACGGTCTATTCCCGGTCCCGGCCGCGGGAAAAGGCCTACGACATGGCGGGCACCAACGGCTACGAGTTCGCCCTGCCCTCGGACTGGGTGGAGGACTTCTCCGCGCCGCGGTCGATCGAGTACCCACTGGGCGATCAGCAGCCGACGTTCATCCCCATCGAGGACGTCGCCCTCTACCGCTCGCCCACCGGCCTCAAGCTGCGCTTCCTGCGCGACACGATCGCCACGACCAAGACCGCGCGCCTGCTCTACACCGTGCCGCATACGGTGAGCGACACCACGTCCACCATCCCCTCCACCGACGAGGACGGAGTGGCGGCCGCCGCGGCGGGTCTGGCGTGCGAGGCGCTCGCCAACCACTACGCCAAGACGACGGACTCCACCATCGGCGCGGACGCGGTGAGCTACCGCACCAAGAGCCAGGAATACGCCGCGCGCGCCAAGCGCCTGATGGCGCTCTTCCGCGAAAGCCTGGGCCTCAAAGAAGACGGCGCCGCCGCCCCCGCCTCCGGCGTGCGCGACTGGGGCAGCGAGTATCAGTGGGGCGAAGACCGCCTCCAGCACCCGAAGGACCGGCGATGAGGCAAATCCCCCCCCATCCCCCCTTTTTCAAAGTGGGGGGCACGCCGCCATATGATCATCCCCCCTTTGAAAAAGGGGGGCAAGGGGGGATTTGCCCTTGAGGTCTCATGTATAGACTCACCATCACCCCCCGCCTCGGCACCGGGCCGTTGCTCAAGCCCGGCGAGGCCGCGCGCCTGGCGTTCGAGAAGGTCGAGGCCGCGCTGTGGGAGTCCGTCCAGTATCTTCAGGAATCCGTCAAGGAGGCCACGCCGGTGGGGGTCTTCGGCGAGGAGGGTGGCCTCAGGGGGTCGATCTTCGGCAAGGTCACCGGCGCGTCGCTGCTCGAGCTCAAGGGCGTGGTCAGCTCGGCTGCCAAGTATGCCGAGCCGGTGGAGTTGGGTACCCGGCCGCACTGGCTGCCGGTGGCGGCCATCCCCGCGCTCGCGAAATGGGCGCAGGTCAAGCTCGGCAAGACCGGGCCCGAGGCGGTGCAGATGGCCTGGGGCATCCGCGGCACCATCGCCAAGCGCGGCACCCGCGGGCACTTCATGTTCGCCCACACGCTGGCGCTGTCCGAAGCGAAGCTCGCCGAGATCTGGGACCGCGCCGGCTACGACCTCGCCATCGCCTGGGACGGCGCATGATGTCTGACTACGCCACCATCCGCGACGCGATCAAGACCATCCTCTCCGGCGTGGCCGGCATCGGCGTGGTCCACACCCGCGAGCGGTTCGCCACCGATCAGACCGCGCTCAAGAATCTCTACGTCAAGGACGGCATCCTCAACGGCTGGATCATCAAGCGCGTGGCGACCCCGGAAGCGCGCGACACCATGGGCGGGACCATCCGCCGCTACCGCTTCCGGATCCGCGGCTACTACGCCTTCGCCGACCATGAGGTCGACGCGAGCTCGAGCGAGCAGATCTTCCAGGCGCTGATCGAGGCGATCTGCGACACGTTCCGGACCATCCCCTACTTGAATGCCGCGGCGCCCGAAGGCTCCGACCCCGTCCAGGTGGTGGAGGTCCTGAATGTCTCGTTCGCCGGCGTCCTGGCCCATGCGGTGGACCTGGACTTGATGGTGGACGATCAACAATCGACCTAGGAGACGACGATGCCGAACGAACCCGGATTTGCCAGCCGCCTGGCGCTCAGCCTCTATAAGAAAGAGGCGACCTACAACGCGGGCGTGGCGCTGACCGACGCCGAGGCCTGCGAGATGAACCAGTTCAGCTCGGAGCCGCCGGACTGGCCGGACGAGCTGCACGACGACGCGGGCGATACCACCGGCTCGGAGTTCCCCACCACGCAGGAGATCCTCACGCAGAAGGTGACGATCCCCTACGAGGAGCCGCGCGCCAAGCCCAACTCCGTGGCCGGCTTGGCCGCCCTGGTCATGGGCAACGTGGCGAGCGTGCAGGACGGCGCGGTGGTCGCCTATCGCCACAAGGTCATCCCGATGGTCAATGACGGCTCGGCGGCGCTGCCCACGATTCGGGCGGAGAGCAAAGCCGGCGCGCAGCAATACGTCTACCGCGGCGTCTTCGGCCGGAAGTTCTCCCTCAAGGGCGAGATGGGCGCGTACCTGCAACTCGGGAGCGAGCTGGGCGGGTCGGGCTACCGGGCCAATTCCGCCACGGCGTTCCCGGCCAAGGTGGTCGAATCCTGGATCCGCTGCACGCAGATGAAGTGCTGGCTGGAAACCGGCGCGAACATCAGCCTGGATGCCAACCCGGTGCAGGGCGCGGAATCCATCTCCAGCGCCGCGGCGGACGACCTGAAAATACGCCTGCGCAGCTTCGCGTTCGAGTTCGACGGCAAGCCCGACGAGAACGCGGGCTTCGGCGGCAACGGCCAGCTCCAGGAGGTCACGCCGGGCCCGCAGCGCGCGGCCACGCTCTCGTTCACCTTGCGCTATCTGGCCGAGACCGAGCTCGCCTATTACACCGCCCAGGACCGCTGCGCCTTCGAGCTGGACATCATGGGGAGCACCCTCATCGCGGTGGGCGGCGCCTACTACCCCGGCCTGCGCCTGCGGATCCCCGCGCTGCAGCTCAAGAAGGTGGGCAAGAAAGGCAAGACCGGCGACTGGCTCACCCAGGACTTCGAAACCCTCATCATGAGCGACGGCACCAACCCCGTCGTGGAGCTGTGGGTCTACAACGCCAAGGCGGCGTATCTAGCCGCGTAACGACAAGGAGAACGGCATGTCTCAGACGTTCAAGGTGCGGCTGCCCGCGG